CGGGAGGTATTGGGCCAACCTCAGTTTCATAGACCACGTGAGCCAGGTAGAGCTGCCCTCTCTTGTATCTTCCGTTCGGTCTAAGGTGGTAAATGACTCCTCTATACTCTTTACACTGGTCGCACATCGCAAGTCTCTCAACTGAGTAAAAGATCCCCGCTCATAGCACAGATGATCAGAGGTACCAGTGATCATTTTACCCGATTGGAGCGACAAAGTCCACGTCGGTTTACAAGGATGCGTCCTAAGCTGGCTGTAAATGCGTCGGTATCCCCAAGGAGTCCATGCCTTGTGAATAGATGGAACTATAAGCGAGATAGGGACTAGGCCCAGTTGAGTATGAACTAAGGAGTCTCCCGCTAAGCACCAGATGGCGTCATGCTGCGGACCCCGAAGGCGTTCTGGCTCTTCCGCGGAGAACAGAGTGGCGATGGCTCCGTTCGGGAACGTCAAGCGCCGCTTCGAAGGCTCATATAGTGGGCGCTCTTTCGGGTGAGCGACCGTGAGGATGCCGGAGTTGTGCGTAGGTACAAAATCTCTCCCCGCCAGAAAAATCCCGGAGGGGTGTTCCACCTGAATACACACGGTACTCCGAGCCTCTACTGGACTGCACTCCTGAATGAGCCGATAGGAGGCCTCTTTAGCTGAGAATCTAAGAGTTCTCTCAGCCTTTCTGGGCATATGGAAGGGGCATGGATTTCCCGGGAGTCTCCTGAAAGATAGTCTATATCCCTCTCGAGTGGCGAGTTTATTTCTATCTTTGCTCCTCACCTGTATCTCTCCAGGCTTGAAGCCCAGAGTGAGCAATAACTCTCTTAGCCCTTCTACCAGCCTGAGATTGGTATTAGAGAACTGACATTGACCTTTACCCTTAGACACATTTCCGTCGGTGTCCATCAATCCCTGAACTAAGGCTATCCTATCCTCTACTGAAGCTCTGAGATACTCAGGGGGTATGTGCTTATTGTATGTTAGGTTTAGTTCCCTGAGTAGCTTCCCTAGTCCATGTATTCCCCAGGAGTACTTTCCACTCCACTTGACTACCTCAAACCCCTCCTCACGGATCCTCTCAATAGTAGATATATCATTCGGGTGTTGACACAAAGCCCCGTGCCCACGAGAGTCTCCATCACCCAGCCAGGCCCCCAGGGTATAAGGAGGGATCTTCAGAGTGGTGGAGTTTCCCAAGATCGGTTGGGTTAACTCAATAGAGTGATTCAATCTGTTAGTTCGGTGGAGGGTAGCTGATATATCTTTGGTAGTTCTTTCAGACGGAGGATAGTTTTGTCTACGGTCATTCTTAGTCTGAGTCACCCAGAGGTGTTTCTCATCCGCAATGATGGGAGAGGAGAGGTGGGGCTTAACTAGGTAGCAGGGGCGGTCTGTCCAAACGGGAGATTTAGCGATGACTCTAGTGATAGACCCATCTGAGGAGTATACTTCATCCCCAACCTTTAGTTCACCCATGGTAGTCCATCCCCGGGGAGTAGGAATGGGAGTTTCTAAGGCCAGAGCCTCACCCTCCGTGGCGACGTCTCGAGCATCCGCCGCGGTCGGGGCTAGAATGGCGATGCGCCGATAGCCCGTGCGAACCCACCGCAGGACCTGCTCCGCTCCGGTGCGAGTCTTACCCCAACCACGACCGGCGAGTGCGAGCCAGTACTCCCAGTGAGGGTTAGGCGTGCCTGGAGTGGGGTGGTTAGAGCTGCGAGGGTCGTCCGGAGGAAGCTGTGCAGGCCGTGCCCAGATAGTCCAGTCGTGCAGAAGGGCTCGCATCTCAGCGAGCGACAGCTCCTCGATCTGATCCGGCTTAACCAGCATTGGGCGCTCGGTTGATGAGCTTGAGGAGCTTCTGGCGAACCTCTTCGATCTCCACGTTGTCCTCTTCCGTGGAAGTGGAGGGTGGAGCATCCGTCCAGCGGGCTCTCATCTTCATCCAGGCCAGGGTCATCTGAGGGTGCTCTCCGGAAGTGGCCATTTCGAAGAAGGCCTGAGCCACTCGGAGGTTGGCCTCTTCCTCACCCATGCGCAGAGAGCGAGCGTAGTGCTGCTCTAGCTCTTGGACGGAGAGTGAGAGGTGATGAGCGATGTACTCTCTTGTGGCGCCCATACCCGTGAGCACCTCTACTTGGGAGGAGTCTCTCTTGTTTGGATGAAGAGGTGTAGGCTTGGTCATGGTAGTGGGATTATAAGCGCGATGTGGGTGTTGTGTAAATAGAGGGTTTGCTGTAAAACTTCCTTGAGTGCCGAGCGAGTATGCAGGCTTTGATAATCTAAGGCTTGGGGGGCTCCCCACCCCCTTGTCCTATGCAAATCGGGTAGCCTCTCTATCACGGATGGGTACCCCGGATCGATATCACGGATGCATACCCACATGGGATACGCGGCGTCAAGGCTCGTACCATTTACTTCTCTCTCACCCTGTGGTATACGCGCGTGCGCGTCCATATAAACACTGGCCCGCCAGCCTGTTACAATTTCCTGGGCTAAACCCATTTACTTGTCCCGCGGTGGGTATATAATGAACCCATCAACACACCGAACCACCCACCGCCTGGAGACTGACATGAAACCCTGCCCGAACCTGCACACTGCCACCCTCGCCGACCTGGTCGCCTGGTATAACGAGCACAGTGGCAAGGACCCGATCAAGGCCTTCCGTAACCGTGCCCAAGCCCAGGAACGTTGCATGGCCATCCTGGGCGAACAGGAAACCCCTGAGGAACGCGACGAGGCTCACTCCAACCTGGCCGCCCAAGTGGAGGCCGCGAACAAGCCCGCCGCCAAGGCTGACGCCGCCGACTCGAACCTGGTCCACTTGAAACAACTCTGCTTCGACCTGGACCTGGAACCCCGGATCGCCCGCCGCCGGCTCCGCAAGGCCCTGGGCAACGTCGGTACCGGCCAGCGCTGGGCCTGGGAACCGGACAGCCCCGAACTGGCCAAGGTCCGCACTGTCCTGGCCGGGACCATGCCCGCCGCCGACCCCGAGGCCCTGTCCGCCGAGGACCAGGAAGCCCTGGCTGAAGAATAAACCCACCGACCCGGGGCGAATCCTGGTATAATGGATTCGTCCCACTCACCCCACTGGAGCACACCATGGCCCACACTATCACCGTCACCGACAGCACTCCGGGTGCCGTCCCGCGGACCTATACCGCCCCCACACTGCCGGCCCTGATTCGCGAGGTCCTCATGTGCGAGTTCGATATCTCCCACATCGACATGGACCTGGCCCCGGACGAGTTCCCGTTCGAAATAACCGAGTGCTGGCGAGTTCCCACGGTCCCTGCCCTGCGGATCGCCCTGGACCCCTTCGCCACCCTGGAACACCTTTTCTGAGGAGCCGACCATGAATATCCACCAACTCATCGAACTCGTCGAGTCCGCTCAATCAGACATCGAACATGACTGCGAACTGATTCCTGCCCACGAGCTCGGCCTGGACTCCCGCTGCGGGTTCGTATACGTCGGCGAGGACTTCGTCGCCACCAGCCGTCCCCGGGAACTCGACTACTACGGCGGGTTCGAGTACATCGATCCTGAATATACCATCCGCCTGGGCGAGTGGAAACTCTACTTCAAGGGCGATCGCCGGATCGACAACTTGCCCTGCTGGGACGAGGTTGAATCGTGATCACCATCACTATAATCCTGGTCGTCGTCATGTTCCTGGGTTACCTGATCGGCGGCGTATCCGAGTACCTGGGCCGGCGCCCCCCCTACCGCGACGTGGAGTCCTGGGGATGGGGCGAACACGGCAAGGACTGGGAGTACGACAGTAATAACCGCCCCCGTCGAATCAACCGTTGGAGCAACCATCATGAAAGATAAAATCCGTGCCCTGCTAGCCCTGGCGGCAGACCCCAGCGCAGCCCCTCAGGAGGCCGAGAGCGCCGGGCGTATGGCGGCCAAACTCATGGCCAAGTACCAAATCGACCTGGGCGACCTGGAGGAGGAAGCCCTCAAGGAAGAGTTCGACCTGACCGTGATGTCAGCCCGCGCTGCGCGTCCGGGCAAGAAGAACCCGAAGGTTATCCCACCCTGGATCGGGATCATCGCCTGGGGCGTCAAGTTATATACCAGAACTCGAATCCGGACGTCCCCTGGCCAGATCTAGTTCCAGGGACCTCGAGAGGACGTGGAACTAGCCGTATGGCTTCACGAACTCCTCCTGGAGAATGCCTATAAGGCATCCAACGGATCCCCTCAGCCGAACGCCTTCCGCAACGGATACGCCGGCGCCATCCAATCTCGACTCAAGGCCATGTGCCGCCAGCGAGAGCAGGTGGATAAGGAGGAATCCACTGGCACTGCTCTGGTCCTGGTCCAGGGGAAGCGAGAGGCCCTGTTGGATCAAGCCTACGGGCCCGACATGACTGGTAAGAGCAGCAAGGTATCTCAGTCCATGGAGGGTCGGCTGGCCGGCGCTGCTGCCCATATCCCCACGGGTCGTCCCCTGACTCACCGCTCGGGAGCCCTCCTCAATGGCTAAGCTCATCACCCTCACTTCGAACAAGACCTACGCCACCGAGGCGAATGCCATCAAGGCGGTCGAGAAGAGGTTTCCAGAGTCCGACGACGATGGCCTGCGCTATATCATTATGCGCACCCCTGACGGCCGGTTCTATCCCGTGTTCGTAGGTACCTCAGCCGTCCACGCCGGAGTCCACTTTCACTTCCACGTAGTGAACTAACCCCCCACTCACCCCCACTAAGGGCCCCGCGTAGGGGCCTTGTCGCGCGTACCCTAGTAACCCCACCGACTACTGAAAACGCGGACCCCCAGCGCCCTCTTGTAACGCCCCAGACCCAATATAACCCCGCGTAAAATCCCCACTTCCCACTGCCAGCCGTCCCAGACACTTATAAACCTATTTTATTTAGGACACTGGGATGTGCCTTTTTTACTGGGTCGGAACTCCCTTTCCCCCTAATCCAATTTTGTTATATAAATCAGTTATTTATATTATTTCTAGAAGAAGAATAGATAAAATATAATATCAAATTATGGTCCAAAAATGGACGGGTCAAAAATAACCCTGAAAAATTTTGCGCGTAACTGGGAAAAAAAATTTCTTCCGCCGCCCCGTCTATTTTTACTCATTTTCCCCTTATAAATCAGTCAGTTAAATCCAATTTTATTCCGAGATGATATTTCGACTTTGGAATTTCGTCTCCCCAAAAACCCCTATTCTTGACTAATCTTCACGCAATTTATGAGGACATGCTAGAAAACCAGTATATAAACAAAAATGGGCCCGAAGGCCCATACCCCACACCACCACTCAGCCCATAAACAATCGCATGCTCTCCGCGACCCGGCAGAACCTAATCCTCGCCCGCTTCTTGCCACCGCTCACCTTCACTCGAGTCCTGATGGCCCAGGGGAACATCCGCATCAATCGCTTATAGAACACGATCTGGGTCTCGCACCCCCACTTACCTCCGTGCCCGTGGTGCCAGGCCACGTACTTCTCGTAGAACACGTCCTCCCAGAACTCCTCATCCTCCTGAATATCCACCTCACGAAGGTACTGTACCCAGCGCTCCACCCCCAGATCCTGCTGCTCACGGGCCGCATCGGTCATGGGCGGTCGGTTCCCTCTCCAGCCCTCCAGAGAGTACCTCCGAAGGTCCCAGAGCATGCGCCCTAACCCACCACCACTCACACTCATCACCGAATACATGCGATCCCAGAAGTCCAGATCACCCCCTGCACCACGCCCCACACGCAGCACCAGGAACCTGCGCTCATGGCGGCCGACAGGCACCACCCAATCGTTATTGGAACAGATCCCCACACCCAAGCAGTTATCCACATCAAAGATCGCTCCACCCTTGATCTCGATGGTTCGCTTATCCTCGGAGATCAAGACCTTCAGGACCCCCTCGCTCTCTTTCGAACCGCCCCACACAGCCTCGTCGGCCAGGACCAGCACCTT